ACCGCTGGTGGCAACACCGTCCCGACGTCGTTCTTCGGTCAGGTGTGGGAGCACATGATTGAGTCGTCGGCGATCCTTCAGGCTGGCGCAACGGTTATCAACACCGCTTCTGGTGAAAACCTTGAAATCCCGGTGACGACCTCGCACTCCAGCGGCGCACTCATTACCGAGGGCTCTAGCCTTACCGAGTCTGACCCGGCATTCGCCAAGCGCACGCTCGGCGCCTACAAGTACGGCCTATCCATTCAGGTCTCCAACGAGCTCGTGGCCGACACCGGCTTCGACCTCCTCGGCTACTTGGCCCGCCAGGCTGGTCGCGCAGTGGGCAACGCCCTCGGCACCGACCTCATCACCGGCAACGCCTCCTCGAAGCCCTCGGGCATCGTTCAGACGGCGTCGACCGGCGTGACCGGCGCGGCATCTGCCTCGGGCGCCTTTACGGCTGACAACCTCATCGACCTGCACTACTCGGTCATCGCGCCGTATCGTGCGTCGACCTCTGCCGCCTGGATCATGCGCGATGCCACCCTCGGCGCCGTCCGCAAGCTCAAGGACTCGCAGAACCAGTACCTGTGGCAGCCGTCCTTGCAGGTTGGTGCGCCCGACACGCTGCTCGGCAAGCCGGTCTACACGGACCCGAACGTCGCAGCTGTGGCGCTCTCGGCCAAGTCGGTCATCTTCGGTGACATCTCTGCCTATTACGTCCGGCTTGCCGGCGGAGTGCGGTTTGAGCGGTCCGACGATTTCGCTTTCCAGAACGACCTCGTGACCTTCCGTTGCGTCGTTCGTGGCGATGGCGTCCTCGCCGATCAGACCGGCGCAGTCAAGGTCTTTGTCGGCAACGCGGCGTGACCCTGACGGCCTAGCCGTTTGACGCAAGGGGCGGGGACTTCGGTCCCCGCCCTGACCGTCACCCATCCATTTGGAAGGACCAGACATGAAGATCAAGATGCGCGTGAGCATCACCGGCACCCGAGACGGTCAGGAGTGGCCCGCTGCCGGAGAGACCATCGAACTGCCCGCCGACGAGGCCACCGCCCTCGTTGACGCCGGGCTTGCCGAGGCCGCCAGCAATGGCGCCTCGGTCAAGGTGGAGACAGCCGCCATCGAGGCGCCCGAGACCGCCGCAGCACCAAAGTCGCGGGCTCGCAAGACCGCAGCGTCAAAGAAGGACTGAGCAACGTGCGAACCCGCGTCGCCGACGAACAGATTCTCGCCGGCTCCGCTGCGGTCCTGACCGCCTCGTTCCGCGATCAAGACGGTGACCTAGCTGACCCTTCTGGCACGATCACCGTCGGCATCACCGGCGCTGATGGCGCTGTTGTAGTCGCTGCTGGCACCGCTACGACCAACGCTGGCACTGGCCTGCGTACTGTCGCGCTGACTGCTGCGCAGACGTCGAACCTGAACGTGCTGTCGTGTACCTGGACTAATGGCACCACAACGATCGCCACGATCGTTGAGATCGTCGGGGGTTACTACGCCTCGACTAAACAAATGCGTGCCAGCGACGAAGTGCTCGCCGATACTCGCAAGTATCTCGGCGCTGAGCTCGTCGCAGCTCGTCGCAGCGTCGAAACAGAGTTTGAGGACTACTGCGGGGCAGCATTTGTTCCTCGCTACCGGCGAGTGCGTATCGACGGCACCGGTCGCGATGAGATAGTGCTGCCAGATACCTACCTTCGCACTGTGCGTAGCATCCGCATCTACGACACCGACGGCAACTATGACGCGCTAACGCAGATCGAGCTTGACTCCATCAGCGTCGCCGATTCCGGCATTGCCACTCGCACTGATGGCGACGTCTTTGAGAAGGGCGAGAAGAACCTCGTCATCGAGTACGAACACGGCATGGATCGGCCGCCGGCTGACCTTGCCGATGCGTTCATGCTGCGCCTTCGCGACGTTGTCAACCGCTCGCGACGTGGCGTTCCAGATCGTGCTTCAACATTCACGTCTGACGTCGGTGGCACCTACTCGCTCATCGTTGCTGGTCGTGGCGGCTCAATCACCGGCATTCCTGACGTTGACGTTGCGCTGCGTCGCTACCATCGCCGTATTCCTGGCATCGGCTGATGGCAACGTCGACGGTTCCTGCGACCATTGCTGCGCTCTACGAGCTGCTGCGTGACGCCGACTACGAGATGCGCCAACCGTCGGTCACGTTTGGACTGCCAAAGCAGCCTGAGCGTGAGATGGTCATCATCGGCAATGTCGCTGGCGAGCAGGAGTGGGCAGCCATTGGCACCCAACGTCGCGACGAGACCTACACGATCGACCTCTATTGCGTCGTGCTGTGGCCCGGCTACACCGCCATCGAAGCGATGGAGCGTGCATGGGAGCTGTTTGCAACCGTCGAGCAGACGATCCGCGACAACGTCGCCGCCGGCGGTGCTGGCGTCCTGTGGAACGAGATCGCCAGACCTACTGGCGACCTCACCGCTGAGGACGAGGGCTACGCCTATCAAGTCACCTCGGCCCTGCGTGTGCGGGCCCGCATTTAGGAGCACAGATGAAGGTCACCTACTCAGGGCCAAACCCAGAGATTGAAATCGCACGCGCCGGCATGAGCTGGATCGTGAAGCAGGGCGAGGCCGTCGACCTCCCCGACGACGTGGCCACTGGCCTCATCGGCCAGGAGCACTTCGACGTCACCGCACCCAAGACCACTGGCCGCAAGGCCACGACCGATAAGGACGAATCGTGAGCGGCTTCCTCGGGCAGCTCGGCGTCAAGGCCGAGACCACCTACAACACCGGCGTCACCGTCGACCGTTTCTTCGAGTTCAATAGCGAAAGCATCTCCGTCGAGGTCGGCCGCGTTGAGTCGTCGGGCATTCGTTCTGGCACTCGTGCGATGCGATCTGATCGGCGCGTGCCCTACATCATGGGCGCCAGCGGCAGCATCGAGTTTGACGTGCTCAGCAAGGGTGGCAGCCAGCCTGGCTTCGGCTTCTGGCTCGGTCAGTGCCTCGGCACTGTGGCCACCACTGGCCCGGCTGAGACGGTCGTCTACACCCACACTGGCACCGTCGGCTCGCTGACTGGCAAATCATTTACTGCCCAGGTTGGCGTGCCGCAGGTCGGTGGCGGGACTATCACTCCCAAGACGGCGACTGGCGGCAAGGTCAAGAGCTTTGAGTTGTCCTGTGCTACAGGTGAGGCGCTCAAGTTCTCCGCCGATCTTGACTTTGCCAACCTTGAGCATTCGACGTCTTTGGCATCGGCGAACTATCCGAGCGACGCTGAGTTGCTCACCTTTGTTGGTGGCTCACTGACTGTCGGCGGCACCGCCGTCAACATCAACAAGTTTTCGGTCAAGGTAGACAATGGTCTAAAGACCGACCGGCGGTACATCCGCAGCGACGCGACCAAGAAGGAGCCAGTCGAGGCTGGCCACCGCAAGATCGACGTCGAGCTCGGGCTTGACTTTGAAGGCTTGACGCATCAGAACCGAATCCTGTCGGCCACCGCCGCTGGCGCTCAGTCTGCCGTCGTGCTCACCTGCGCCGGTCTCACGACCATCGGCTCAACCCTCAAGCCGACTGTCACCATCACGATCCCGGTTGTGATGTTTGACGGCGACACGCCAACAGTCGGTGGGCCCGATGTAGTTGGCGAGACAGTCAAGGGAATGGGCCTCTACGATGGCAGCAACTCGCTCATCACCATCGCTTACAAGACGCTCGACGCGACGGCCTGAGCCTGAGTCATGCCAGTTCAGCGCTCTGGCTCGCTCCGAGTTCGTGGGCTTGACGACCTCAACAAAGAGCTCCGCGAGCTTGCTGATCCTGAAAAGTTTCAGGACGAGCTCAAAGATGCTCACTGGAAAGTCGCCGAGATGGTTCGGTCAATGGCCGCACCACGCATCCCAGTAAAGACCGGAGCAGCCAGAGACTCGGTCACGGCGCAGCGCACGCAATACGCCGCTCGTCTGTCAATGGGCGGCAATGGTGCTCCACACGCCCTAGGCGTTGAGTTCGGCGCCAAGCATGACTTGCGCCGCATCGTCAAAGAACGTGCGATCAGGTTCGGGACCGACAAGAGCGGCAACCGCACTATGAAACTCGGCGCTCGTAGTCGAGCGACGGTCGTGCGTGATGGCGAGGACATTGACAAGGTGATTGGCAGAGTGCGCCAGCAGTCGGTTGACGAGTTTGGTCGCACGCAAGCCAAGGGTCGCGGCGTTCTCGTCAAAGTTGCTACCTACAAGAACGGAAGCCCGAAAGTGCGTATCGGGTGGAACAGCTTTCGCAACTGGCGCGGCATCGGCCCGCAGGCCGGTTACGCGATCTACCCAACGATCCGCGAGAACCAAACGCAGATCATGGCCTTCTATGAGGCCGAGGTCGACAAGATCGTCAGACCTGCATTTCCAGACTGACAACAACCACCACGGAGGGCAATCCAGTGGACTTCATCCGAACAGTTGAGCCATTCAGAGTGATCGTCAACGGCGACACCGTCGAGGTCGATCAGCGCACGTTCACGCTCGCTGAGCGTCGTGCGTCGCGTGTTGCGTTGCTCGCACAGAGCAACGACGACGACCTGGCACCCGATGAGACTGACGCCATGGCTGCGCTCGTGTGGGTGACGCTCAAGCGTTCGCAGCCAGAGCTCACGCTCGAGGACATCTGCGACTCACTGACTGTCGGCGATCTCGTCGACGCAAAGACCATTGAGGCCGACGACCTGACCGACAGGGACGACGACCCGGAAGCGTGAGGCGGGTCCTGCTCCAAGCATGGCCCGCCTTGTCTCGCGTTTATGGGCTGCGCCCATGGGACGTTGAGCACCTCACGGTCGCCGAGGTCAATG